TGATGCAGCAGATTCTATAGGAGGTGTGTTAGGAATAGGACCAGTTAAAGCAAATCAACTATTGGGTAAATGTACAAGTGCTAGTAGAGCACATGAATTAGTAGAGGAAATTTATCACGACAGGTATCACGATAGTGACTGGTTTGGATTATTTATGGAAAGAGCAAACAAACTGTACATGCACAGGAGCACGGTAGATGAGTACCAACACCCCACAAAAGACAAAGAAGTCGTATAGGACTGGTAAAGGAAGATTCAGATCTATCTTCGAACGTAAGATAGCTGACAATTTTAGAAGCAAAGGAGTAAAATATGATTACGAAAGGGAAAAATATGTTTGGTACTCGGAAGGAAGAAATGCTATTCTATGCCCCAATTGCGGAGAGATACGGGGAATGGTTAAGAGACACTACACCCCTGATTTCTTTATTAGAGAAACGGGAGTTGTCATTGAAGCTAAGGGTCGCCTCACTAGACAAGATCGCCAAAAGCTTACTGACATTACAAAGCGATATCCAGAGCTTGACCTACGAATCCTTTTCCAAACAGATGCTGTCTTCAGCACTTCTTCGGGAAGTAAAAACAAGAGAGGAATAACCAACTCTCAATGGTGTATAGAGAACGAAATAAGGTGGGCAGTAGCCGGTAGAGAGGGTAAACACATACCTGATGATTGGTTATTTAACAATAATTCTTTTTTGGAGAAATGAAATGAGTAAAATGAATCTACCAGAAACAGTGGAACATCTAGTTGATCTAATAGATGCATTTGGACTTAAGATGCAATTCCTTGAGAAGGAAGTGGATCTTTTACAAGCTCAATTAGATGGTTATGAGCAGCAACCTCTTGATTCTTCAGAGGGGATTATCAAGTTTGCCCCCGATTGGGATGACTTGGATGAGGAAGATGATAATGCCGCGTAAGATAAAGCACGCTTACATACCTGACCTACAACTTAAGAAGGGTGTGAAGATGGATCACATCACTGGTGCAGGACACTACATAGCTGAGCATCTGGATGTAGGAGATTCTCTCATCCTCGCTGGTGATGTCTATGACATGCCCAGCTTATCCTCATATGACAATAGAGGTGATGTGGGGTGGGAGCATAAGAATGTAATAGAGGATTTACAAGCTGGTAACCGGGGTTTACAAATGCTTCACAGTGCCGTAGAAGACGTACATCCAGGTCTGTGGGAGGGCCTTAGAAAGGTAGTGACTATGGGTAACCACGAAGATAGGTTACGCAGGGTTAGGGAGTTAGCTCGTTACCGACGATTCAAAGCACTTCTTAGTGATGATATGTTTGAGTTCAAGATCCACGGATTCAAGGTAGTCCCCTATCAGAAGTTTATTACGATAAACGGTATAATCTACTGTCACAACTTCGTTAACCCGTTGTCCTTGACAGGAGGGATAATAGGTGGTACAGTACATAACAAGCTGAACAAGCTGAAGTGTAGCTTCACTATGGGACATCAGCAAGGTCTTGACTTAGGTATGCAGTACATAGCCACCGGCAAGCGTATAAGAGGTCTAGTAGCAGGTAGCTTCTATCAGCATGATGAGGACTACATGGGCCCTCAGAAGAACACACAGCACTGGAGAGGCATGATCATCAAGCATGAGGTACATGCAGGAGACTATGACCTATTAGAGCTGTCTCTGGACTACATTCTGGAGAGGTGGACATGAGAATTATTGACACACGTAGTGTAAACAACTACGTACCAAAGAGACACGCTAGGTTACTTAGACGTAACAAAGATAAATTAGCTGAGTTAGTCTCTGAGGGAGCGAGACTAAAAGAATTACTTGAGAAGAAAGAGAATTAGATCATGGAAACAGATTGGAACGTTAGGGAGTATATTCTAGACCGCTATGAAGTGGAAGAGATATTGGATATACTAGGGGTAGATGCAGACATCTTATTTGACCTATTAGAGGACCGCATAAGGGAGAATATCAATCGATTCGATATACCGCACAGTTATGAAGTATGAGAAAGAGAGACGTCAACGACGTAAGACTGAGGGTCAACGGGTACAAGAACGTCGAGTGCGTTCTAAAGAATTCTCTCAGGTAGTGGAGAGAGATAAGACTAAGTATGTACGAAAGCCACGCTACGTGTGGCGTTCTATTGATGATAGTTTATTGGAGTAAACTCAAGATGAAGAAAGTAAAACGATTTGGTGGTGATTTTAGTGGTTGTTCTATTGAAGGTGATGTGGGGTATGCTGACATAATGTTCAATGATGGAAATAGAAGTGTTTGTTTTAGTTGGGACGTAGGTAAGTGGAGTCGTATAGGACCCAAATCTACTAAGACTGACACTAGGAAAGCTATTATCATCCCAGATAAGAAGATGATTGCTAAGGCAGTAAAAGAGATAGCGATTATTCGTACACAAGCTACAGATCTTATTGAGTACTTAGAAGGATTAGATGCAAAATGAATCACGATTTATTTAAAACTGAGATAGCTAGAAATACGTTTTACAACAAGTACGCCCACTCTAACAGCGATAATTGGGGGAACCTATCTCGGAGGCTTATCTCTGACGTATGTGGACGAGGTTCTGGGAACCTTCTTCACCCAATTCTTGACAAACAAAGTCGCGAACAGCTTGTCGTACATCATAACGCTATGCGTTTTGTTGCTGGGGGCAGGTATCTTTACTACGCTGGTCGTCCTTTGCATGCCTTTAACAACTGCTTCTTGTTGAGAGCAGAGGAGGATACCCGTGAAGAGTGGTCAAACCTTATCTGGAGAGCTAATAGCTGCCTCATGCTTGGTGGTGGAATCGGCATCGATTATAGCCGTATACGCCCCAGTGGTCGTATGCTTAGCAGAACTGGGGGGATTGCTAGTGGTCCTCTTCCGTTAATGAATATGATTAACGAGATAGGACGCAACGTGATGCAGGGAGGTTCACGTAGAAGCGCCATGTACGCTTCTCTCAATTGGAAGCATGAAGACGTAGAAATGTTCTTGAAGATGAAGAACCATCACGACATGATAGTACCAGGCACCAATATTAGTGTGTGGGATACTAAAAATGCTGAGTTTAATTGGCCTGCTCCGATGGATACTACCAACATCAGTGTTAACTACGACGATGAGTGGTTAACTAAAGTAGGTAGGGAGACAGATCCTATCTTCTTAGAGAATGTTAGGCAAGCTATGACTACTGGAGAACCAGGATTCTCTTTTAACTTCGGAGATAAAGAGAATGAAACCCTCAGAAACGCATGTACTGAAGTTACGTCAGAAGATGACTCTGACGTATGCAATCTTGGTTCAATCAATATGGGCAATATCGAAACTCTGGATGAGTTCCGTGAAGTGGTACAGCTCGCCTCAAAGTTTCTGGTATGCGGAACAGTGCGGGCGGACTTACCGTACTCTAAGGTATCTGAAGTCCGTGAAAAGAATCGACGGCTCGGATTGGGACTCATGGGAATTCACGAATGGTTGCTCAAACGAGGACATGGATACGAAGTAGTACCAGAACTTAAACAATGGTTGGAGGTGTATAGAGATGAGAGTAAAAAATCAGCTGATGAACACTGTGATAGGTTATATCTGTCGCGTCCCGTGGCCTACCGTAGTATTGCTCCTACTGGTAGCCTCAGCATGTTGGCTAGTACTACCTCGGGCATTGAACCTCTATTTGCTGTAGCGTACAAAAGACGCTACCTCACTGAGGGTACTAGATGGAAATATGAGTATGCAATTGACAACAGAGCAGAAATACTTATGAATGAGTTTGGAGTGAAGGCCGATGATATCGAAACTTCGTACAGTTTGGCTCAAAATCCTGAGAAGAGAATCAAATTCCAAGCAGACATACAAGATTACATTGACATGGGCATCTCGTCCACAATTAATCTTCCCTCTTGGGGTGATCGAGGAAACTCAGAAGCTGATATTGATTCATTTGCAGAGACACTTAGTCGATACGCACCAAGACTCAGGGGTTTCACTTGTTATCCAAATGGAAGCAGGGGCGGTCAGCCCCTCACAGAGATAGAGTATGATGAAGCTATCAAGCACAAAGGAGTCGTGTACGAAGAACAAGACGTATGCGATATAACTGGTAAAGGCGGAGCATGTGGAGTATAGTTATGGGAGTATATGGATTACATCTTAGTTCAACAACCAAAGTTTTGGATAACAACGAGGTTGAATACAAAATAAATTGGGGTAACCACCACGTATTAATAGCAGACACTTGGTGGTATATACCTAGAACAGGTAGATACAAAAAGAAGGGGAGCAATGGAAAATCGTGGAGTACCTTTAGATACCCAACTAGAAGATTCTTATCTAAAGTAGGATTAGCACCTATGAGGAAATCAGATTCAATATTCTTTGATCAACAAGAAGTACGGGCTAAGAGTTTACTGGAGTAAACAATTATGAGAATGAGATGGAAACGAATGGGGTTTGTTGGAGAACCTGTGCCTGTAAATGGTGTTGTATATTATGAAGGATTCGACGGAAAAGTTCCTATAAAATTACAGTACTGTGTTCCTAATCAAACCAATCCTGAGTGGCAGGATGTAGAGATGGTGGAAGAATGGAACAGTGATGACTATGAGTAGCAGAGCTAGAGAACAACATCAACGTGAGTGGGTAGCTGGAACTACTGTCAGATATGTTGAATCGTATATCAGGAGTGGAGCTAGACCCAATCAAAAAATAATACATGATTTTGTAGACTTAGCTAATCATACCTACGCTGTAACGTATGGTATGCCAACCTTAACCGGAGAAACCGACGATGAGTAAGGACTTAGAGGGGTTGACAATGGATGAGTTAATAACTATAATCAACGAACAAGATAAGATTATAGATAACCACCAGCCAGAACCTGTTACTGTCTCAGGTCCATTACATTCTATTACACACTCTGCGGGGTGTTCCTATTGGGTAGATCAGACTTGCACTTGTTGGGCTGGTAAATTAGGAGAAGAGTCAGATGAATAAAGAAGACTCAGATAGGGTGTCCATCATAAAAGGGCACCAGCGTGATGGTGGATACCTTTACGAACATGTCCGGATGGATATAGAATTCTTATTGAATAAGATTGAGATATCTGAAGCCGAGCGCGACAAGTACCGGGCTGCTTTGGAGAAGTCTTGCAAATGTGCATCAAGCTCTAAACGGAATAAGATACTAATTGAGGTATTAAAAAATGAGTAGTGGATACATGGACCCAATTGTAGAGAAGGTTATAGACGAGTATAAGGAGAGATCTGAGTTTGGTATGGAGAAGTACGGTGTCCCTATGACACGTACTGACATAGACTTGTTGGGGTGGCTACAACATCTCAAGGAAGAGATGATGGATGCTACCATCTACATAGAGAGGATACAGGAGGAATTACATACCACAAGAGATAAAAAAATATCTAGTCTATATCATAGTAAAACAAATGATGACCTACCTCATACACAGGAGTCTCATCTTCCGCCCAACGGGGGAGGATAGTCTTTGTATGATAGTGTTGTGACCCCTTAGTGGGGTCTGATTCTTCAGGACTAGTTAGTACATCCACAACAGCCTTCATAGATTCAAGATACATAGGGTCATTAGGTCCAACAGCTTCTAGTTTAACTTTGTTAGGGTCGTTATCAAGCCAGCAAGAGAACTGGTATGGTTCTGTGACTACCCCCACAAGGGTGTTCTCCCGTCTGTGGTTATCTTCGAGTCTGTTACGGATGACCCACATCACTGCGACCTTACCTTCGTAAGGTTCGCTTCTAGCCTCTCCCCACACAGTCCGTGTAGCTATCAGTATATCTTCTGGTGTCATTGAATTAGAGTCTCCTAAGAGACATAGTGTGAGTAGACAACTTGATTATAATAAATATATAAATAACAGTTTATGTATCATTACTGGCCCTTTTTGGACACTGTAAATTATTCTGTGTAACTGCCACGGTTTAAATGAAGTCCGCGATGCAGTATTCTTAGTACAGAGTTTATTGGAATAAACTTACATTCCTTGAGCGAAGATGCTAGGTGGAGGCATTCTGCTTTCTTTCTCAGGAGAAGTCATATCTATGATACTACCTCCTGTACCCTCTGACTCGTTAAATGTAGATCTATCTACTGAATTCAATCTAGATCGTTCATCAGCAGCAGCTGAATTCATAAAGATAGCTGCTTCTCTTATACGATCATTTATCTTCATAGAACTACCAAAGAACCTACCCCACCAAGCTTTACGCTGGTCTCCTTTAAGCTTAGCTGCTTTAGAATATATCCACTGACCTTGTAAATCAAAACTAACTAGCTTGCTTCCTAGAGCAAAGGCAACACCGGCAGCTCCTGGAATACCCTTGGCTCCCTTCGTAACTACTTCTTTAGCCATCTTTACAGGTGCTTGTACTAAGGCAGAGCCAGTTGCACCAACCACCATCTGTCCACCTACGTCAGTAGCTCTACCAGCTATTAGCATGTAGTCTCTTCCCTCAGTGATAAAATCTATCACATCATAATATAGAACTTCTTGTGCTGTTCCACGTTCCATGTACTTATCAAACATATTGAAGAATGCGTGAGGGCTTATACCCTCACCCACCTTATCAATGGGATCTTTAGAACTGTTAAGCAGGTGTTGTATGAATCCATGCTGTATTGTATTACCCAATTCAGATCCTTTACCTCCGGCTAAAGTCATAGCATTCCTAACATCTGTAGGAGAACTCATAGTAGCCAAACTTATGGCAGTTGCTGAAGAACTCTCTTGATGAGCAGCTATAGTAGCCACTTCACCTTTCTCAATGTTGTCTCTAGCTTTACCCCAGGCTAATAGATTATTCCTATCTTTCTCAGGCATGAGAAAATCTAATGTCTTCTTATCGTTCTTAGATGTGAATTTATCAAACTCTGATGTTACTCTATTCTCCCAACCGGCAGTCAGTCTTTTACCTGCGGTAGCTTTAGTAAAGAACATGTCCTGTAAGACATTCTTACCACCAGTTACATCTGCTATAAGTTTTAGAGAGTTGTATTTTCCTGGTTTTATAAGATTGTCCACAAAGTTTGCATACTCTGTAGAATCCATGCTACCCAATCTAGCTATAGGAGTTATTTCTTCTAACTCCTTGTATGCTTTGTATTGATTAGTAGCATAATTGAATCTCTTGGTAAACTCAGCTGCGGCAGCTGGATCACCTATATGATTAGCTGGATTCTGCATTACTTCATCCATAGCTTTGAACATTTGAGAAGCTATTCCACGTATGTCTGGTTCATTACTTTTAGCTAGTCTACCAAATCTAGTACGAATAGCTTTCATCTGCTCGTATGCTTCGTATACGTTTCCGTTGGGAGCGTTCCACTTAGTTACTATTGGGTTCATAGATACCAAGTCATCTATAGCAGACTTCAAGGCTCCACGGGGGTCTGTGGAAGCTCTAACAGCTTCTCCTTCTACTGTTGTTACACCTGCTGGAATAATGGGTGTCCCTTCAGGACCAGGACTTACGATAGAACCTG